AGCATTGCTGAAACCGAGAAGGAAATCCTCAAGGCAGTGGTGGAGCTGCGCGAGGAAATCGCATCTGGCAAAATGCAGGGTGTGGATTTCACTAAAGATCCCAATCAATCAATGTTCACTGTCTAACCTATGGCCAAAAAATATCAGGGTGATAAGCTCACCACCCCACAGCTCCAGCCTGGCTGGACAATTGAGAATGATGGCTTTGGCCTGCTCACATCCAGGCTGACCTTCATCTGTGATGCTAACTCTGCTGAGTCAAAGAAGCCCAAGGAGAATGAAGCCCACCCAAAGGATGGCCGTCTGCTTTGCCATAAGGCCACCTATTCAATCAATGATAATGACCTGGCCACGATCTCAGCTGATTATGTTGGCCTGGCTGCAGGCCAGATGACCAGGGTGATGGTGTCTGGTGATACAGCCCTAAGCACTCAGCCCATTGAAGTGCATCCTAACTTTGCCACAGGCAAGGCTGGCACATCAGGCAAACCCCTTAAGGATCTGGGCTGGGATATTGCTGATAGGGCTTTCCCTCTTACCAATGCAGCTGCGCTGTCAAATGCCCTGGTGGGGGTGAAAAGCTACCTTGCACCAGACCTACAATTTTCAGGCACTTACTATACAAACAGTAAGGAAATCCTGCTGAATAATCAGAAGATGGTGGGCAAGACATTCAACACAATCCCTGGTGCAGCTGATATGATCATACCCCCTGTGCTTAAGCCCATCAGTGCTTATCACATCAGATATGGCCTGCTGACATCCTGCAATTATGAGCTTTATGCCAATGTGTATAAAGTGCGCTTTACCTTCAGGGTGGCCACAGGTGGCTGGCATAGCTTCATCTACGAAACACACAATTAATGAGCAAGCTGCAGCCAGGTGTGGGCTACACCTTCACAAGTGATAGCAAGGGCTACAGCCTAAATGTGGACACCCCAGGCAGGAAGCGCGCTGCCCTTGAGGTTTACACCAATGCCATCAGTGCCACAGCCCCTGCTGTGTCTGTGCAGCCTGGATCGGTAAACAAAGTGATCCCAACGATTGGGGGCAATTTCATTGATGCAGCTACCATCCCACAGCTGGCAGTAAGTGCCACAGGGTATATCTATCTGAAAGCTACCAGGGCAAGTGGCACACCCTTTCCAGCCACTGTTGAAATATTATTTGCTGCCACCTTGCCAGCTGACACAGCCAGCCTGGGGCATCTTGCCCTTGCTTCAGTGACAAAGACAGGCAACAGCCTGCAGATCAGCCAGCTGGTGCGCGCCAGCTTGATCACTGCCAGGGTAGCCACATCCCCATCAGGGGCATATTGGTATTGGTTCAATGTCTGATTATTATCCCAATGGGTATTATGCCAGGCTGACTGAAAGCCCACCTGTATGGGGCACACCAGCAGCCACCAGCGCATCAATTGTGCAGCTCAATGGCCTGGTGTATCAGAAGAATGACAGGCACACAGGGGGCACAGCCAGCCCAGCTGTGGAAGTGGATGGGGCAAGCTTCCGCACCTGGTCGCTTTATGAGCCAGCCAGCACCACCAATGGGATGCGTCTGGTATTAAGGCCACTGCACACAGCCATCCAATCCCCTGTGGTCAGCTATGATGCTGATGCCTACAGCAGCGCGTCTAATTATTTCAGTGATGGCTATACAGGCCAGGGGGCAAGCAGCTCATTGGCAGCTACTCCAGCTGCTTTGATGTTTGCACCCATCCCTTTGCCCAATGGTGAGATGTATCTGGGGTGCAATTGCAGCCAGGTCTTTTATGCCTATGAACCACAATATGCCCCAGGTGTTAGGTATGTTACCCCCAATGATGGGATCAATGGCTATACCTCAGGCAATCCTGGCATCCCTGGATCAGTGCCCACCACACCCCCTTCTGGGTATGTGCCTTACCAGACAGAGTGGCCACTAAATCAGATGCTGCTCCTAGATCACCCCTGGTTTATTGGCCGCACTTATACAGGGTTCTTTGAAGTGCTGACCAGCACAGCCCAATGGGTGGCAGATCCTGGCGCGCCTTTTGGCTACAGCTACCAGGTCAATGCTGCCACAGTCAGTGAAATCCCCATTGTGGTGGTAGCCCTTCAATCATCTTATGAAGCTTTGATGGCTGGCACTACTCTGCCCACCAATGTGGTCACACATCAAATCAATGGTGGCCTGGATACCTGGGTGCAATTTGGTGGGCTGGTCTTAAGGTCTGTTTCCCCAGATGCCACTGATTGACCTATCAGCAATTTTAGAAGCCGATGCCATTACCTACCACCCAAAGCCTGTTCATTGATGTGTCTGCTGGGCTGGCCTATGCCACTTACAGCAGCACCAGCCCCATCAGCAATCCCAGCTTCTTCCTGGGTGATATGGCCAAGCTGCGCATTTACTTTATTGAGCAGACAGGGCTGGGCACTTACCCCCGCCAGGAAGTGGCTGGCCTTGGCACTCCAGGGATCAAGGTGGCCATTGGTGCTATTGATGCCAGCCCTACATCTGGCCATTTCCACCTTACCTTTGGTGGGAATACTACATCAAATCAAAGCTATGCTGTCACAGCTGCAAATCTTCAAACTGACCTTAATGCTTTGGCCAGCATTACAGCTGCTGGTGGGGTGACAGTCAGCAAGACAGGTGACAATTATGCCATCAAATTTGTCAACAATGGCAGCAGGGGTGCTTTCACAGGTGATGGCAGCGCGCTCATCCCCCTCAGCACTGTTGGCATTTCTGTCCTGCAGGAAGGTGATGCCACCACCCCTGAGATCGTGCTGGTGCATTTGCAGCAGAATGTCGCTGCCCTGGCCACAAGCTTCACGGCCATCACCCCAAGCACAATCAGCACTTCTGTGCTTTCTGCCTGGGATGGTGCGCGCGCCACTTATCGCGCAAGCATCAGCCCTGACCCTAAGGCTGGCACTTTCACCCTGGGCTTTGATGCAGACACAGGCACAGATGTAAGCACATCAGCAATTGCTGTGGGCAGCACTGCCCTTGAAGTGCAAAACGCACTGAGCAAAGATGCCCTGCTGGATAAGGTCAGTGTGCAACAGGTGGGGGCTTATGCCTATGATATCACTGTTACAGCTGAGCCAGGAGCTGGTGGCCTGACAGGTGGCAGTGCTGGCCTGCTTTCCTTTGCTGGCTTTGAAGGTGATCTGGATATCAATACGGCCAATGCAATCAGCTATCTTGATGGGGCTGAAAGCATCCAGACCACCCTGGAAGTAGAGATTGCTGATGGCACTGATACCCAGACCATCCTGCAAATCCCCTGCACCCTGCGCTCATCTGTGGTAGATGAAACCACAGTCAATGCAGTCACCCTTGATCCTGTGCTGACTGAGGCAACAGGTGATGGCCGTTATCTGCGCCAGGCAAATGACCTATCTGATGTGACCAGCGTTGTCACTGCGCGCGCAAATCTGGATGTTTACAGCATTGCAGAAACAGATGCAGCCATTGCTGCTGGTGGCGGGGGTGGTTCTTTCCTTCCCCTGGCTGGTGGCACAATGACAGGTGCAATCACCTTTGATGCAGTAGGCTTGCAGAATATTACCAAGGGCACATTTGATAATAGCACAGGTGGTTACAATGGCATCAGCCTGATCTGTGCTGTGGGGTATGAGCTTAATTGGCAGGGTGGTCACTTGGGCAATTGGTATAGTGGGGCTTTCCAGCCAATCATTTTAGACAGCACATTGCAGATTGCTGATGCCACCTATGACAGTGAAGTGGCTGGCTGGGGCTTTGGTGTGCAGATGACAGGTGACAACACCCAAAACGCTTTCATTGCTTATGATGAAGTTTCTGTTTCTGGATCTTCTTACAATACATCTATTGCCCCCACAGGTGTAACAATTACAGGTGGTGGCAGCACTCTGTCTATCAGCACCACAGGTGTAACCTTCCCTGACAGCACAGTGATCACCACTGCACCTGTGGCTGGTGCAAATTTCGGTGACATATTTGCCATAGCAAATGTCAAAGGCAGTGTGTTCACAGGCACTTCTCCATCACCTGGTGAATGGACTATAACTTTTAAGCCTGTCAGCGCATACATTGCTAGTGCTGCTACAGTCTATGTGGAAAATGCTGATGGTTCAATTTCACAGGATGCAAAGGGTTCTGTTTCTACCACAGCAGATTGGACATATACCACCACATATGACACCTTCCCTGCTGATGTTTACATCTATATAAAGTTTAACGGCATCAAGGGCACAATCCCCATCAATTATCCTTAATCCTATGCCTTCCAATCCTATCATCCCTGGCAGTGACGGCCAGCCCTACAATGTTACGGCCAGCCAGGGGCAGACCATCCTGCTTCACAATGGCAGCAAGATTATCCTGAAGGCAACGGCCACCAAGCCTGTGCGCTACTTCACTGCATACCTTTCCTATGTGGGCACTCTTGCCCAGGTAGATGCAAAGATTGCCCAGCTTAAATTAAAATAATCTCTATGATCCTGCTCATCACATCTGTCACCTGTTACCTCTTAGGCGCGGCCACAGGCATCCTGGTCTATCGAAACAATATTACCAAGCTAAAGGCTGCTGAAGAAAAGGCCAAGGCTGTGCTGGCTGCTGCTAAGAAGTAAGCCAATGCGCCTGGCACTGATTGGCCTGCTGGCTTTGTTCCAATCCTGCCAGCCCAAGGAAGATCTGCCAACACCCCAGGCTGAACCAGGTGAGCAGACCACCCAGGTCTTTGGTGACAAGCTAGACAAAGCTGATCACAGGGTGGCTGCTTCTGTCCAGGTAGCCAGGGAAGCCAATAAGGAAGGCCAGCCTGCCAAGGTGGAAGCTGAGCTGTCTATTGCTGCAGCCTATTTGCCCAATGCCCCAGAAGGTGATGTGGCATTTGCCAGGCAGCGCGCGCAGGCTGCTGATCCCAAAGCCATAGCTGAGGCAGTGGCCTATGGGCAGAAGCTCAAGGGTGAGCTTGATGGCCTTTGGACAAAGATGGAAGCCCAGCAGAAGCAGGCACAGCTGGAAATCTCAGCCTTGAAGCAGCACTGTGATGATAAGCAGCTTGAGCTGGATGCTGCTGCCAAAGAGAAAAGGGTGCTGATCCTGGCTGGCCTGGGTGCTGGTATGCTTGCCCTGGGTGTTGGCCTGTTGGCCTTTGGCCACTTCATTGGGGTGTCTAAGTGGTCTGCTGCCCTGGTGATCCTGGGTGGCGCTCTTACATCTGCCCTGCCCTGGGTAATTGAAAGCACTTATTTCCCCTGGGTGATTGGTGTCACCCTGGGGCTGGCCAGCTTGCAGGCACTCCTGGTGCTGGGGGTAAAGACCTGGGTGATGGTCAAAGCCCTACTGACTCCAGGTGCAAAGGTAGAGACAATCACCACCCAGCCCACTGAGCCACCTACCCCCACTGAACAATGAGCGCAGCACCATCAGCAGGCTTTGAAAGTATCACAGGGGATGAGGCACTAAAGCAGGGGGTGATCAGTGCAATGCTTGGGGGTGCAGCTATGATCGCGCGCCAGCTGCTCAGCACAGATCGGCCATCCTGGGGATATATGCTGCGATCAGGTGCAGCTGCTATGGTCACTGCCTATTTCGTTAACTTTGCTGCCAGGGATTATGTGCAGAGTGAAAACCTTAGGGTGTGCATCTGTGGCATAGCAGGCTTTGCCAGCCCTGAAATCCTAAACTATACCCTGCAATTTCTGGAAGCTAAGATGAAGGGCAAAGTGAATGAAGCCAAAGCAGGCTTGAAGAAGGCCACCAAGAAAGCTAAGACAAAACGCAATGGCAGGAAGTGAAACACAGCCCAGGATCTGGGGGATGCACCCTGCCAATCTCTTGATTGCTGTGGTGGGTAGCATCATCATATCTGGGTGCTGCGCTGCCACTGTTTACTTCACAGCCCAATTTATTTTAGACAGCCTGCAAGATAGCAATGTGATGGCACTCCTGATCACTGATCAGCCAGGGCAGACCTTTGTGGCTGATGATAAGAACCTAGAAAGAAATCTGAACAGTGCCAAGCAAGCCCTGGTGAATTGCAGGGATTTCAGCCTGGGCTTATTTGTGAGCTGTATCCTGATTGGGGGCGCGCTGGCCTGGAAGGGGCTGGGCTTTGGGGATAGGGGGCAGAAGTGAAGGCTTGCACCCCACCCAGCTGGCTGGCCTTCTAAGCCCCCTATGCACCCCAGCCCTAGGCCAAGCCTGCCTGACCTAGCCAAATGGCTTAGGAAGGCCACCAAAGCAGGGGAAACGGCCAAGGCTGGTAGGCTGGCCAAGGTGATCTGGCTGCGGAAAAGGCAGGCCACCAGGCATAAGGCCAGGGATACCTTAAAATGATTTGCTTTTAGGGCTGGACAGGTGGCACATCATTTGCCTAAGGTGTGGGGGTCACACCAAATACCACCTATGAAAAACGAAATCACCATTGCTGAACAGATCAAAGCCCTTGATGAAAAATATATCTTCATCTGGGCAAAAATGCAGGATTATGCCAAAGGCAGTAAGAAGCATAAGGAGCTGCAAAAGCAATTTCTTCAGATTTCTGCTGAGCTTGTTAAGCTTAAAAATGCCTGATCATTCCCATCACTCTCACCCACATATCATCACACCTATGACAAACCAAATGCCCCAGCCCCACGCCCCTGCCAATCGTGCTGATCTCAAGACCTGGACAATGCAGCAGCTGGAATATGCAGCCCCCTTCTGGGTGGCAAAGCTGGAGATGGCCAAGGTATCTGACCTGGCTTTGATAGCTTATTGCCCCCCCTATACCCAGATGTGGCTTGATGCCCTGGATATCCAGAAGAAGCACCTTGAGCAGCTAAGGTATTGGAAGCTGATCCAGGGTGGCCATAAGTGCTACAGGCTTCTGCCTGCTTCCCTGCGCACTTACACCAGGGAAGCTTCTTATAATGAGTGCGGCCTGGTGCGCAAGGGCTGCACTGTTGGCAGCTGGGATAAGGCTGTTGGCATCTGGGCTTAATCTTTCCCCTATGAAAAACCACACCACCACCCCCGCAAATCACAGGGCTGCTTATGACAAGCCCCTGTCACCCCAGGATTACAGCCAAGGCATTGATGGCCTGGTGCTTTTCTTCCTCACCATCCTGATCCCCATTGTGCTGGGCATCAGCCTGTGTGCCCTGTTCACATCCAAGCGCAAGTGACCTATGCAGCTTAAGATCTTCAGCCCTATGCTGGCCACCAGCCTGCCCAATCTGGATACCCTGGGTGATCGCTTCTGGGCTATTGAGCCAAAGCTGGATGGCATCAGGGTGATTGCCACAGTGGATGCAGCCCAAGGGTGGGTGACATTCCAGACCAGAAACGGCCACCCCCTTACCACCCTGGGTAGCTGCGCGCCTGATCTGCTCAAGCTGGGTGCTGCCATTGGCAAGCCCTGCAGCTTTGATGGTGAAGCCATTGCTGGTGCTGGCTTCTATGATGGGGCTGGCAAGCTGATGAAGAAGGATGACACAGATGCTGATGGTATCTTTGCCATCTTTGATCTGCCCTGGGTAGAAGGCTGGGTGGCCACTGATGGTGTGCCTTACCTGGACAGAAGGAAGGCCATCACTGATGCCTTTGATAAGGCTGGCCTGCACTCATCTGAAAGGATCAAGCAAGTGCCCATCTTTGATACCATCACCACCAGCTGCATTGATCCTGAAGCCCTGGTGCAGAAGGCTATCAGCCTGGGCTGGGAAGGTGTGGTGCTTAAGGACATAGAAGCCCCCTATTACCAGGGCAAGCGCAGCAAAGCCTGGATCAAGCTGAAGGGATCTGAAACCTATGATTGCCCCATTGTGGGCTTTGTCCCTGGGAAGGGTAGGTTTGATGGTGCAGCTGGCGCGCTGCTGATTAATTACCTGGGCACAGTGGTGGCTGTTGGATCTGGCCTGAGTGATGAGCTGCGCCTGGCTATCAGTGACCAGCCCCACCTTTACATTGGCAAGGTGGCTGAAGTGCAGTGCCAGGAGATCACCCCCAATGGCTCAATGCGCCACCCCACCCTGGTGAAGATCAG